CTGCATAGTCATCTTAAAAATGGCGTGTTGGAGTTCGTATCTAGTCATACGTTTATCTCCACAATTCTAAATTCGTCAGCCTGATAACGGCTCTCAATATCGCCGTTAAAATAAGACTCGGCCTCTTGATCGAGAAAATCGGCTAAATCGTCGCTTGCCTGATCGTATGAATCATAAATAGTAGGTTCGCCGGTTTCGCCATCTGACCATGTATTGATCCATCCGTCGCACAAGGTAAAATGCTGAATTTCATATTTTTTCATGGTTTTATGCCTTTTGGATTGTGCCGCCCGTTTTACGGGCGAAGGTTGACGCATTTGCGCGATTAGTGAAGCGGCGGTATGCGTAGGATTCAACGCCGCCAAGGTAGGTTTTATAGGTTACGGTGTACATAATTAAACCCTCGAAATCGTAATTTTGAATTGCGGTTTCCCATCGGTGGCACTATCCAATAGGTAGATTTTTGCATTGTTGCGATCAACATATGCGCGGTCAAACTGATTGCAAAAATCAATCGTTTTGTGTTGCGTATTTTTAAAAAGAATGTCGTAAACATCGTCAGCAATATCTGATTCAAATAAATGTTCCATAATTTGCCCCTTAAAAGTTAAAAGCGATAAACGCGCCGAGAATCGCGCCAAAAATACACGCGCCCAAAATGTCTAGGTTGGTTGGTTGTTTCATGGTTTGCCCCTCAATATGCTAAGTAAACAATCGTGCCGGCGTCAGTCACGCCAGCTACCATAGTTTCATCATTTAAATGATCTAGCACGTTAGCTAGGGCGTTGCCGTCATCTTCAATATCTATCGAATAGTTGGCTGCAATGTTTTCCGGCGTATCTTCATTCCACTCGCAGCACAAGGCGATTACATCAAGTTCATAATTTTCGCCGCTATCGCGTTCCAAATCTTCGATATAGTCAAATAAAAGGGCTAAACCCTCATAAGAAAAGTTATCAGGCCGGCATTGTGCAAATTCGCGGCGAAAATCGTATAGGCTTACAGTTGTTTTCATTTTGGTTTACTTTCGTTTAGTTTAGATTAGTAAATTGCCGGTGATTAAGCGCACCGGCACGCTATCCACTACAAATTAGGCTGCTACTGGTTCAGGCTGCGCGGCTGCTACTAATGGCGCATATAGTTCAGGGTTAGCAAGGCCGCCGGCTTGTTCGTCGCCTGTTTTGCCTTTGGTTGGCATAATTACACCAATAAAACTTGTAAGGCCAACAATATTGATTAAAGCCGCGCTATGGCCGTTTTGCATAAGTTCAATTTCAATAAATGTTTTTTTACCGGTCAATAGTTTGGCCGCTTTTAAGAATGTTGCTAAGTAATCGGGGTTGTATTGCGCCGCTTGGCCGCTTGTTTTTGCGCCACTTACTACCCGCGCATAATCGGGGAATTTGCCCTCAATGCCGGCGAATGTCGTTTTTACGCCGTAGTTATCAATTTCCCAATGGCCGGCGTCAATCTGCTTAATTTGCACAATATCGGCATTTTTGCTTACGGGTTTCAAGGCCTTGATAATGTCGCTTGGAATGATAAGGGAACCCGCGCCGGTGTTTACTAGGTTTTGGGTTAGGTTCTCAATCCCTAAAATGTGGCCATTCGTGGCCACTAAGCGCGTGCAACTTTCGCTAAACTCTACGTTTACGCCATTCAGATAGTAGCGAATATCTTGCTTGCCGGCCAATAAATCAAGGCCTTTTAACGCGTTAATTGATACTGTAAATTGATTTTGCATGATGTTTTTACCTTAGATTAGAGTAGATTAGTTAGAATTTAACGCTATAAATTTCAAATGCGTGCGTGTATAAAATGTCAGCATAGGGTAGTTCGCTACTTTCAATTTTATCTAATAGCGCGGTGAAATCGGCTTTAGATTCGCACCGATCAATAGCGTTATCAAGATAAGCATAGGCCTGATTCAGTTCATTTACATAGTTCATTTTCGTGTTGCCTTTCGTGTAGATTAGTGGATTAAAACGGCGGGTTTAGCGCCGTTATGTAAGACATTAAAAGATTGTGTTGCACTTGTCAATAGGTTTAGTGAAATAAATTTGGGGGTGTTGTTTTTTGGTGTGTTAGTTATCGGGTAGCACGATGTTAGTTATAAAAACGGGGGTGATGACTAACGAGAAAAGCTATATGGAACATGGCATTTTGCTTGTTGTTAGTCATGTAGTCATTTAAAAAAGGTAATTAAGGTAATAAAATAAAAGACTGTATATACGTACAGTAATGTTACAAGGTGGCGATGTGCGTAGTCAAACTACATGACTTACAAATCCTGCTATCGCGCTCGCGCACCACGCTATTACCAAAAAGCAAAAAGCTATTTGTCAGTCATGTTAGTCATGCAAAAAGTAATGACTGACATGACTGACATGATGGCCGCGCGCCGCGCGCCTTGGTGATAACGCCAGCGCTTGCGTAGTCATGACTACATGACTAACAAGCTCACGCCATGAGCTACTAGGGTAAACCCTTAGCCTGAAAGCATGGGGGGGTAGGGCCGGGGGTGATGGTCATGTGTCAGGGTAGGTTTCGCGAACAATTTTTATTTTTTTAGCAAATTTGCAAACAGCCTTAGTTTTGATACACTCACGCATATGACATTCCTCAGCTTCCCTTACGCACCACGTACGTTGCAAGCCACAGAGTCACGGCTCAAAGCAATCATGGACGCTGCACGGCTTGGCCTGAAAGGTGACAGGCTTGCCATCGCCGCAGGCATGATGCCCACCGAGTACCGGCAACTGTGCCAGTTTGACCCTATCGTCGAGTACGCCGAAATGAAAGCGCGCACCGAATCCGAGATGCAGATGAGCCAAGTGCTACACGATGCAGCAGCGCAAGGCGACATCAAAGCGGCCACCACCATCTTGCAAAACCAGCACGACTGGGTAGCCAAGCAGCAGATTAACGTCGAGATCGACCAGCGCATCTCCATCAGCCAAGCGCTTGAGATGGCGCAGCAGCGCACAGCTAGGGTCATCGAGATGGAAGCTCAAGACGTGAGCTACACCGAAGTCAAACTAGCAACTAAAGAAAAGCAAAAAGCCGCCTAATGCAAGAACCCCGCTATTCCGCGCAAGACGAGATGGAACTCATGGCGCGGCTGTGGGCGCCAGCCATCAAAGACAACCCACTCGCGTTCGTGATGTTTGCGTTCCCGTGGGGCGAGCCAGGCACACCGCTAGAACACTTTACTGGCCCACGCAAGTGGCAACGCCAGGTCTTGCAAGACCTAGCCGAACACATCAAAAAGAACGACGGCAAGCTGAACTACGACGTATTGCGCCTAGCGATTGCATCAGGCCGTGGTATTGGCAAGTCAGCCCTAGTTAGCTGGCTAGTCCTATGGATGATGACTACCCGCATCGGATCGACCGTGATCGTGTCAGCCAACAGCGAAAGTCAGCTACGCTCGGTGACATGGGCCGAGATCACCAAGTGGTCGTCCATGTCGATCAACACCTACTGGTGGGAGATTAGCGCTACCCGCGTAATGCCCGCCAAATGGCTGACCGAACTGGTTGAGCGCGACTTGAAGAAAGGCACCCGCTACTGGAACTTGGAAGGCAGACTATGGTCGGCTGAGAATCCGGACGCGTTCGCGGGTGTTCACAACTACGACGGGGTAATGGTCGTGTTTGACGAGGCCAGCGGTATTGACGACTCCATCTGGGCGGTGACTAGCGGCTTCTTTACAGAGAACACACCGAACCGCTTTTGGTGCTGCTTTAGCAACCCACGGCGTAATACGGGCTATTTCTACGAGGCGATCGAGGGTAGCAAGCGTGACTTTTGGCAGTCTAGGCAGGTGGACGCACGGGATGTCGAAGGCACGGACAAGAACGTCTACAACCAGATCATTGAAGAATACGGCGCGGATTCTTACCAGGCGCACGTTGAAGTCTACGGCTCGTTCCCCTCAGAAGGCGACGATCAGTTCATACCATCGACGTTGGTGGACGAAGCCATGAAGCGGGAAAAGCACAAAGACGATACCGCGCCCCTCGTCATTGGCGTAGATCCTGCAAGATTCGGGTCTGATTCAACCGTCATCGCCGTACGGCAAGGGCGTGACATCGTGGAAATCCGCAGATAC